GTAGAAAGCTACGATGATGTTATTCTTGTACTCGACTCGGACGATGCAGGACAGAAAGCAGTTAAGGATGTCCTCAAAGTCTTTCCTCGTTTTAAATCAGTAAAGTTACCAAGAAAAGATAGTAACGAGATGCTGGAGGAAGGCGAGTCTAAAAAGTTATATGAATTAGCTATGTATAAAGCTGAACATATAAGACAAGGTGAGCTAGTCGATATTGATGGTGATTTAATACAGAAAGCACTAGTAAAACCTGAGATGGGTATTCCATTCCCGTGGCGTACAGTAAACAAGGCTACGTTTGGCATACGCCCCCATACTATTCATGTAGTAGGGGCAGCACCTAAAATTGGCAAGTCACACCATGAGTATCAGTTAATTCAGCACCTATTAAAACTAGACCACAAGGTCGGAGTGTTTGATTTGGAAAATGCACCAGTCAAAACCGCTGTACGCATAGCGAGTAAGGAAGCACAGACTGATTTTTCCAGACCCGATAAGGAATTTAACCCTCAGTTGTTACACGATACTTTAGTGGGACTGCAAGGCAAGGTTAGATTCTATGACCGTGGTGCAAGCCGTGATTGGTCGGACATAAGGATATGTATTGAAGAAATGCACTTACTCGATGGCATTAACTTATTCTTCATTGACCCACTGACTGCACTTATTTCTCGTTACAATTCCAGCGAAGCTAACGACAAGCTGAACGAGATATGCACCGATATGGCAGACCTGGTTAATCTTTATCCAATTACCCTGTTCTGTTATTCGCATGTAAACCCGAAGCAAAAAGGCAGTAAGCCACATGAGGCTGGTGCTAAGGTCTTATCCAGCGAGTTTACAGGCAGTCGTGCTATGGAAAAATGGTTTCACTACGGTCACGGAATCAGCAGGGACAGAACTGAAGAATGTCCTTTGGAACGTCAAAATGTGAGTGAATTTTATATGTTGTTTGATAGGGAATATGGGCAGACATATAAGTGTGACGTTTATTACGATGAAAACACAGTACAATATCAGGAGGTAGGTTACGATGGATTACATAGTTGATATTGAAACTGACGGCATTGATGCTACCAAGATACACTGCATGTCCATTCATAATGGTGACTTGGACTTAAAGACGAGGATTAGAACCCTAACCACCTATGCAGACATGCAGGTGTTTATAGACACCCTTGAAAAACACGACAGACTGATTGGTCATAACTTTATTCGTTACGATGCACCAGTTATCGAACGCATCCTTGAAACTAAGATACATTGTCAGGTTGTGGACACATTACCACTTTCTTGGTATCTGTATAACGATGAAAACAGGCACGGACTGGAACAATGGGGTGAGCGTTTTGGTGTCCTTAAGCCTAAAGTAGATGATTGGGATAATGCTTGTATAGAGACTTACATTCATCGCTGTGAACAAGATGTTGAAATCAATTACGTGTTATGGAAAAGACAAAAGAAATATCTAGACGCTATTTATAATGGCAAACCTGAACCCCTAATTAAGTATTTAATGTTTAAGATGAAATGCGCTGCGCTACAGGAAAAATGTAAATGGAAGTTAGACGTAGTTAAAGCTAAGGCATTACTAAAAAGACTTACAGATGAGTACGATGAGCTATACAGCGAATTAAAGTCCGCTATGCCGCCCGTACCAAAGGTAGTTAAGCGTACTAGACCCGTTAAACCTTACAAACAGGACGGTACATTGTCTGCTCACGGTAAGAAGTGGAAGGAATTGTGTGATATTAACAATATAGACTTTGACAGTGATGAGGAAGTTGAAGTTATTGTTGGTTTTGATGAGCCTAATCCTAACAGCGTGTACCAGGTTAAAAAATGGTTGTTTAGTTTAGGCTGGAAACCACAAACTTTTGAGTACAAGGCAAACTTTAGTGATTTACGCGGTAAAGCCAAGCCTAAGGAAGAATTCGAGGCTGTACCACAAGTTAAAATTAAGGATGCTGGCTTGTGTAAATCAGTAATTAAACTTATTCCTGATAATCCACAGATAAAAGCATTAGATACAATAACGTTAGTTAAGCATAGGATGGCTTCAATCGAGCATTTCCTAAAAAATCTGGATGATGATGGTTTTGTTAAGGCTGAGATAGGTGGTCTTACTAATACACTACGTTTTACGCACAGAATATGTGTAAACATACCAACTAGTCGTAAATTGTACGGAAACGAGATAAGGGAATTACTAACAGTTTCAAGTGATGACAATGTCTTATGTGGTAGTGACCTTGCCTCATTAGAGGACAGAACCAAACAACATTTTATGTGGCATCACGACCCCAAATTTGTGAAGGAAATGATGGTTGATGATTTTGACCCACACCTTGATTTGGCTTTGGCTGCTAAAGCCGTTACGGAAGAACAAGTAATGGCATATAAGTATGGTAGTGACACATCAATCAGCACAATACGACATAACTATAAAGGCGGTAACTATGCCTGTACTTATGGGTGTGGTGCATTAACACTTTCTCGTCAACTAGGTATTACTAAAAACGAAGCCGCACAGATACATAGAGCGTATTGGAAGCGTAACTGGTCGCTGAAGAAAATAGCTGAGGAAATGACAGTTAAGAATGTAAATGGTAATTTGTGGTTATTAAACCCTGTTAGCAATCTGTACTACTCGCTACGAAAAGAAAAGGATATATTTTCCACATTGAATCAAGGCACAGGTACTTACTGTTTTGATACTTGGATAGCATTTATCCTAAAGCGTAGACCACAACTTACTGCACAGTTTCACGATGAAGTTATATTGGAATGTAAAGAATCTGAAAAGGAGGATATAGAGGAAATACTACATAGCAGTCTAGAAGAAGTAAATAAACTATTGAAATTAAACAGAAATTTAGCTTGTGATGTACAGTTTGGAAAAAACTATTCACAAATACATTAAAGTGTGTTAAACTATTACGGTAACATTAACAAAAGGAGTTACAATGCCATTAAATAGAAAAAGTTCTGTACCTACTACCACTGCTTCGAGTGACGTAGAATACAGTAATTTAAAACCAGGTGAGTACGAAGGCAGACTGGTCTATGTAGCGGATTTAGGTTTACAGGAACGCGAGTACATGGGCGAGTCAAAACCACCTGCAACGCAAATCTCATTAGGTATCGAGATACTTGGTGAATCTGTTATGGTTGACGGTAAGGAGCAACCCCGATTGCTATGGACTAAACCATTCAATATCTTTTATGAGATGAATGAGAAAGGCAATGAGTACAAATACTATAAAGTGTTTGAACCTAATGCCGAAGAAGGTCAGGTAGCGGATTGGGATTCCGTACTGGGTAAACCGTGCAACGTACTCGTTAAGAACGTAGCTGGTAAGGGTGAAAATGCAAGTAGACTCTATGACAACATTGATTCTATTTCACCTATCCCTGCTAAGTATCAGGCAGATGTATTGCCATCTACTATTACTGACCAAGCTGTTGGTGATGCAGATGACGAAAACAACCCTGCTCAACGTGCTATGTTCGGTCTGCCTCGTTACATTTTTGACCGTAGAATCAAAGGTGGCAATAACAAGGCAGATATAAAAGCAGTAGAAAGTTCTGAAGATTTTGATGACGCTATCCCATTCTAATGAAACTGCTCATTGATGGTGACCCTATTGTTTATCGCATAGCGTTCGCTAGTCAGAAGAAACAGGAGGACGGGTCGGTGAAAGCTGACCCTGAATCCCACGCCCTACATTCCTGCAAACTGTATATGTCAGACCTGATTAATGATACAGGGTGCAAAAGCTACAAAGTTTTCCTATCGGGTAAACCGAACTTTCGAGATAAAGTAAGAAGTGATTATAAAGGCAATCGGTCAAAAGCCGTAAAGCCTATTCATTACCAGTTAATCCGCGACTACTTGGAAGAAAGGTACAAAGCACAAGTTGTTAATGGTATGGAAGCAGATGACGCGCTTGGTTTAGCGCAGATGCCTGACCATTCTACTGCTATCGCTACTATTGATAAAGACTTGTTGATGGTTGAAGGTTTGCACTATAACTACAACACTAAGGAATGGAAAACTGTTACGGCTGAGGAAGGTACACGTTTCTTTTACAAGCAGATGCTAACAGGTGACAGGGTAGATAATATAACTGGTATCAAAGGTATTGGTGACAAGAAGGCTGACAAGTTGTTAGATGAACACGATGACTGGGACAAGCTGATTGTTGATATGTACCTTGATGAATTTGATAACGGATTCCAACGTGCTGTAGAGAACTCACAGCTACTTTGGATGTTACAAAGGGGCAAGGAAATGCCTATAGACTTTTATGAGCAAGCCAAAGTATAGAAGTGGATTAGAGGAAGCATTTGCCAACAAGACAACTGGTTTTGATTTTGAACCGTTCGACTTGCCGTATATTGTCAAGCGTAAGTACAAACCAGACTTTGTTAAGGATGATGTACTGATTGAATGTAAAGGCTTCTTTCGTTCAGGGGATACCGCAAAGTACAAATCAATCAAACGAGACATAGAAGGAACTTACGAACTTATTTTTATTTTATCCAACCCAAGTAAGAAACTTAGGAAGGGTAGTAAAATGAACATGGGGGAATGGTGTGATAAAGAAGGGATAAAGTATTTTACTATCGACACCATAAAAGAATTAAATTACTACATGAAAACACGAGAAAAATTATGCTAACGCTTAATGAGCTTTGTGAAAGACTAAAACACATAGATGAGATATCCTTAATGGAAGTCTTGGAAATAAATTCTGACGAGATAGTGGACAGATTTGTTGACAAGATTGAAGATAGGATGGATGATTTACAGTTAGACTTTGAAGCAGAGCTTGAAGAACTAGAGGAATAA